AAAAGAGAATGACTATGGGAACGAATACACTATTGTCAGAGTTGGCATTTATTTAGGTGGTGAAGAAATTTGCGCAAGTAGCGATACTGTTCGGTAAAATTTCGCATAACTAAAATATGTATTCAACCTTTATAATTAATTAAAAATCAATAAGATAAGATGAATATTTCTGAACACATTTCAAATTTCATTCAGGAGATGAAGCGTAGAAATTATGCAAAAAATACAATAGATAATTATGTGAGTTGTTTACAGATATTTTTCGCCAAAATAAATAAGGATCATCCGAAAAATATAAATGAGTACGACATTAAATATTTTTTATCAAATTACAGCACTGTAAATACACAACGCAACTATCACGGTGCTATCAAAAAGTTTTATGAGATTTGTCTAAATCAAAAACATAAATTTAAAAATATACCATATGCTAGAACTGACAAAAAGTTACCTATTGTATTGTCTGTAAATGAAATACAATCTATGTTTTCGGCATGTGTAAATATAAAACATAAAGTAATACTAGCTTTACTTTATTCTTGTGGATTAAGGGTTTCTGAATTAATTAATTTAAAATGGAGTGATATTGATAGGCATAGAAAGGTAATAAATATATTACAAGCAAAAGGAAATAAAGATAGGCAGGTAATGTTACCTCCAACATTAATCCCATTGCTTGAAAAATATTATAAAATTTATATATCTAATATATATGTATTGAATGGTGCTAATAATGAACTACAATATACAAGCAGAAGTGTTTTACAAGCTGTAAAACAGATTGCTGAAAAAGCTGGAATAAAAAATAAAAGAGTTTACACTCATTTAATGAGACACTGCTCATTCACACATATGCTAGAAAGTGGAACGGATATTAACCTGATTCAAAAGATTGCTGGGCATAATAATGTAAAAACTACTTTAATTTACACTCATATAAGCAGCAATCTAATTAGTAGTATTAATTCCCCAATAAATAATATTAGTCTATAAAAAATACTTTATAAAATTTATAATACAAATTTGCTATTTGAAACTAATAGATGTATATATACAACTTAATTTAAACTTGAATTGCATTCATCTAATTGAATTATATTCAAAGTATTAATTTTTATTAAAAATAACTATATATTAAGTATATAATAAATTTGCACTATGGATGTAAAAAATATAGTTGGCAAGCAAATAAATATTGACTGGATAAATGATTTGAATGATTTACAACCAACTAATGTAAAGCGACCATTCAACTTTGAGAATACAAAGAAAAGTATTATCAAATATGGATTTACGGTCCCATTTGCAGTATGGAATAATAAAGGCAAGCACTACGCAATTGATGGGCATCTTAGAAAAGAAGTACTCCTTTCTATCGTTGCAGATGGAATTGAAGTGCCTAAATTACTTCCAGCTTACGAAGTAGAAGCAAAAAATAGGAAGGATGCGATAAAAATATTAGTTGATTGCTATAACATGAAACATAATCCTTTCGATAAAGATGTTTTGATTGAATGGATCGAAGAAGAAGAAATCGAAAAAGATGAAATAAGTATTGAAGCATTAAATATAAGCTTTGAAGAATATGAAGAAGGAAATGAGGAAGGTGGTGAAGAATCTAATAATAGAGATGATTTTATAAAGCAAGGCTCATTTCCTCTTGCAATAAGCCTAAATAAAAATGAATACACAAAATGGCAAGCTTTTAAGAGAGCGCATCATTTAAGAAATGACACAGACGCATTTATAAATTTACTAAACAATATAGATTAGAATGAGCATACAGGCATACTCTGGAGAATACTTAATTAGCCCAATACCTATGGAAATGAGCATGAACTATTGCAGTCATAAGTGTGCGGTATGTTTTGCAAATCTGAATCAACCAAATAGGAAATTAGATTTTAAAGACTTTGTTTCTGCTCTAAAAACATCAGAAAAAGGCAAAACACTTAGGAGTTACCTTTTAAAGAATAAATACCCTGTTCTGCTCTCAAATCGTGTTGATCCATTTGCTCTTTCAAATTATAAGCAACTAAATGCAATTGTAGAAATGCTCGATGAAAGAGAAATACCAATCGCATGGCAGACAAGAGGTGGATACGGTATAGATGAAATATTAGGCAGGGGTAAAGTTGAGCATTGGTATATTTCAATAAGTCAATATAATGATGAGCTAAGAAGGAAATTAGAGCCGGGAGCTCCAACTATTACAAGCAGATATGAGTTAATCGTAAAGCTATTGGAAAGAGGACAAAAAATAAGTGTAGGTATTAATCCGTTGGTTGAAGAATGGATGCCAGAGTGGGAATTTGAAGCTTTATGTGAAAATCTTAAAGAAGTTGGTGTCAAAAATGTTTGGATAGAGAATATACATCTAAATAAGAAGCAGATTTCAAATATGACTGAAAAAGAAAGGTGTAATGTCGGAAGTAATATTCTAAATTCATCAACTAAGAGAAATAAAGTCACACCAAGCTATTTTATTTATGCCCATAATCACCTTACATTAAATGGATTTAACGTGTTTACAATGAATCAACCATTTAGAAGCAGCTACTTTGATGAAGAGCATAGTGTTTATAAAGGCAAAACTTTAAAAACAAACCAAGATTTTATAAATCATTGCTTTGATAATTATTCGGAGCCAATTGAGATTAATTTTGATCAGTATTATGAATTTATGAAAATGGATTATTATGAAAAATCATTTAGTGATGTTGATGGTTTTGCTTACAGAATAGCGAGGAATATTTATAAGAAAACACTTACAAAGCCATTCAAGGTTTTAAAAGATGTAATGTTTTGGTATTGGGATAATTTAGGAATAAGCAAATCCTTGCATAATAATATTCTATTCCCAATTCTATGCTATGAAGAAAGAGGCAAGCAAATACCATATTTGAGCAAATCTAATAAATCATATATTCTATATTTTGATAAAAACCAGCATACAGGTGGTGTATTCATTAGTAACTAAATTTCTTATATATGGCAAGCGCAGAAGGCACATGGTATGTCGTTAGAGGTAAACGTCGATTTCAGGCATCTAACGAAACAAGAGCTCAGGCAAATGCTCGATACCGTTAACATTTTTCCCACTTGCACAAGGTGGGAAATTTTAATTAATCAAAAAACACAAATGAAATGGCAAGAGGCTGGAATTTAGTTGGTAAAGGTGGCAAGAAGTTTTCATCCGAATACCAACCAGAAAAGCGTGGCAGAAATTCAAAACCAAAATTTGTCGATATTCTTGAAGAAATATCAGAAAATGAGGGGAAAGTCGTTTTTGATAAATTTGAACTAATCGATGGTGGTACGAAAGTAGTCGTACAACTTCCAAGCGATCAGGCTTTAGCAATAAGCGTATTGAATAAAGCAAAAAAAGATGTGCGATGGTTTGCCGAGATGGCAAAGATAAGATCAATGTATGCAAGCACAAAAACAGAAGTTAGAAGGGTCGATGGAGATGGGAATGACGTTACGGATACGCCTGTTGTAATTCTTGGGATGTCTCCAGAGCAGGCATTGAAAAAAATAAATGAGGCTAAGAAAAAAGCAGAGGATTAACAATGATATGTTATGATAAGAGTAACGGATTTGGTTGTGAATTATGCAGATTGTAAGTTGTCTAATATGAAAACGGCTATGCGATTGTGTGGAATGCAATAATTATAAATGTAAATACGAATATTGCGACTGCTTTCAAGATTTGGAATAGCTCTCTAAAAAATTTAATGATTTCTAATGGTTCGTCAACATGTCGACAGGCATGGCAATAGAATTACTACTGCTCATTTCAGCACAAAAGTTTAATAAATTAACAAGGAATATTTTACAAGATTTATAAAATAAAAAGCAATAGTTAAGATTATGGATTTTGATGTAGACTTTGATTTTCCATTTTTAAACTAATGTGATGATGTTTGGTAAAATTACGCACAACATAAATAACTACATCATAACAAGAGCATTAAATAACCAACTTTTAATATCAAAACAAATATAAACATAGGGTACGAGTTGAGTGAAAAGCAGCAGCTTGCTTATTATGCTTTACATTTAGCAAATAGCCCTATTGAAGAAGTGTTGTACGGTGGGGCAGCTTTTGGAGGAAAAACATTACTAGGCTCTATATTCCAGTTGTCGAGAAGAATTCAATATCCAAACACAAGAGGATTTATAGCAAGAGAGAATCACACAGATTTGATTAACTCAACTTTTAAAACATTTACAGAAGTTTATAATAAAATAGCACTTCCGAGAATAGGAGAAATGAAGTATAATGGGCAAGAGAAGTGCATAAGATTTCCAAATGGGAGCGAAATACTTCTCATGTACACAAGCCAGAGGCCAGGCGATCCAGAAAATCAAAGATTTGGATCATATGAATTTACGGATGGTTTTTGTGACGAGGTTGGAGAAATGAATCAAAATGCAGTAGATATACTAAGTTCGAGAATTAGATTTAATTTAATAAATAAAAAGCCAGCTCTTTTACTATGCTCAAATCCAGCAAGGGGTTGGCTAAAGGAAAGATATATTGCAGATGAACATGGAGCAAAGTCAATTTTAAAAAACTATCAACTTTACATACAGGCTAAAGTAAGCGATAATCCAGATAAGGAAAAGGCAGAGAGATATACAAAAACAATTTCCCGTCTTCCAGAATTCCACAGAAAAAGATTGCTAGATGGCGATTGGGATTATCAAGTAGATGATTATGACTTCTGTTCTGATGGCAAGCTAATTAAAATAACGGAATGTGATATAAATCCTTATCACCCGATTGTACTTAGTTTTGACTTCAACCACAATCCTACTACTTGCCACATTAATCAAAAAGTTAGCGAACGAATTAGTGAAGGAGGCGGAATTTATACATATAAAACATTTATGGAAAAAGGAGGTACAGAGAATTTATGCCTGCATTTATTGCCTTTTATTGAAAAGATATATGATGAAGGTTTTAAAAGCTCTATATTAGTTACAGGAGACCATAACGGAACGTATCATACAAGTTCATCAGGCAATGTGAATGATTTTATGATAATCCAGAAAGTATTAGGCTTACCAACAAATAATTTTATTAATACAACAAGAGTTAATCCAAAACACGTATATTCACGTACTCTAATCAACTATCTGTTTAAATCAGAGCTGGTCACAATACACCCGCAATGTGTTGAGCTTATAAACGATATTAAAAAGGCCAAGGCAACAGATAAAGGAGGTTTATATAAAGATAGAGATTCAGGTCACAGCATGGATGCGCTTGACGCTTATAGGTATGGATTGCATTCAATGTTTGAATCAACGAGAGACATAGACAAATGGATTTATGCTATTGGTTAATTACAAAATTTAAATAAAAATACAAGTAATTAAATAGATAAAAATAAAAATGACGATAGAAACAAATATACATGGATTAAGAACTTATCAAAACGCTTCTGATATACCGTACATCAGACTTTCAGCATTTGAAGCATTAACAAGGCAGTCAGAAATGAAAATAAGAGATAAAAATCTTATTGACATATTCGATCAATTCACTAAACTTGCAATAGATAAAGACTTTGCGAACATTACACAATTGTCGGCATATGCTAAAAGTGTAATACAGCAAATAGCAAATCAAAATATACTTCTGGAAATAGGGTCAATATTTATTGTTCTTGAAGGTGAAGATGAAAATGATCTACAAGAGTTTTGGACGAACAAAAAAATGCAATTGGCTTTAAGTAATAACGAAATTGCTGCTTTTTTTTTACAAACTTCGATCAGTTGTCTGAATCTATTAAAGAGCAATATGCAAAATTTGAATACCACGAACTATTTGATAGAACAGACATTGATACAGCCGGAGAAGATTCTAAACGAGTTCTTACAGAGTATTTCCAAATTATCGAAGGAATAAATAAAAGTCATAAAGACAAGTTATACATATATGCAAAATGTCTTGGAATAGCGATAAGCGAAGTTAAGAAAATGAGATCAGAGGATTTGTTCTATGCTTTACTCTCAAATAAAGAATACGCTGAACGATATAGCAAGGATAATAGTACGCAGTCAGAAATTGAATTTTAAGAAATATGTCAAAGGAATTTAACGAAAATCCATTTTTAAAAGATACTCCTATAGTCCCTTTTAGCAATGGTACAGAAGCAATGGTTTATTCAGAAATGAATTGTCAAAACTGCATAAACTATGAAAGCGAAAGTACAAGCGAAGAAGAAGAAAAATGCAAATTAGCTTTCTATCTTGATTTAGGAAATATTAGTGGTGATATTCCTTTATGTGTTGCAAAAGGAATTGGTTGTGAATATGACCCTTTGTATGGTCGTGTTAGATTTAATAAAAAATGTCGTGAATTTCGTGATGGTAGTGAGCTGTTTTAGCATTACTGCCAACGGATGACAACAAAAATATCTACTCCATAATACACAACAACAATAAAACTATTAAATTAATACTATTGAATAAGCAAAATATCTATTTAGTAAATTTGCAAAATGCCTGAATTTACTTTAGAAAATACAATATTTACGCTAACATCAGAGTACGAAAGCAAAGGAGTTGATCAAGCAATTCAAGACCTTGACAAACTTGACGCTAAAGTAGAATCAGTATTCAATTCAATAATAAAACAACAGTTACAAAAAACAGGTAAAGTTGCGAAAGATGAACTGGATAAAGTTGCAAATGAAGTAAAAGAATCATTTAAAAAACAAAGTAACGATTTTACCGAGTTCTATAAAAATCTTACGAAAAATGGTCTTGCTATAACAGAAGCAGAAGCGAAACAAGTATTCAATAAAATAAATGTTGCTTCTAAAAATGCTATTGACAAGCAACAGCAACTACAGAAACAAGCAAATGAGGATAAGAAAAAATTATTCTTAGACGAAGCAACAAATTACAAAGCACATGCAGATAAACTCGCTGCAATTGATAAAGATTTCGCAGCAACTAGAAAAAAGCTAATAAGTTCTGGATTGAAATTAAGTGATAGAGAAATACTTGACACATTTAGAAGCATTAAATCAATACAGCAATCACAACAAAATGAAATAGCGCAAGCAGCGAACGCAAATTCTGGGGTATTTGGTCAGATAAAAAATGCAGCAGCAGGGCAGCTTCAAAATTTAGGGATTGACACAACTAAGTTGGCTGCGCTTGGAACAACAGGAGCAGCAGCACTTGCGCCACTTGCGGCAGCTTTTGCAGCGTTTAAATTAGGAGAATTTGCAGAACAGCAAGAGCTTGTAATTGCGAAGTTTGAAACGCTGTCAGGAAATAGAGGGCTTGCTATTCAACTTGCAGAAGATTTGGATACGCTGGCAAACAAAACAGGAATTTCAGGAGACAGGCTTGAAGATGCAGCAGCGGCTTTACTAAAATTCAATGTTCCGGCAAAAGAGATCCCAAATAGATTAAAAGAATTTGCTGGAATTGCAGCAGCAACAGGAGCAAGCTTAGAAGATTTAGCAAATAAATTTGGCTTAATCTCATCAAGAGGTTTTGCAACGACACGAGAATTAAAGCAATTTGAAAGAGAAGGGATACCGATTTATGAGAACTTAGCAATAGCAACAGGCAAAACAGTTGAACAGTTGCGCAAGCTAAAACAAGTTAGTGATGAAGATGTCACAAAGGCATTTCAAGAAATGACAAAAGAAGGTAGTAAATTCTCTACCGCATTGGATAATCAAGCAAATACATTGTCTGGATTAAAAGCAAGATTAAAAGAAACATTTGGAAACTTACTTGAAGATATTGGAACACCATTTCTTGATTTTACAAATACGGTGCTTAGTGGTGTTATTTCTCTCATTGACAAATTCAAACCATACATTGTAAGCGCATTAAATTTCACTTCGACATCAATTTATGCGTTCATAAAAGATATTCAAAATGGATTTGCTGGATTAAGAGCAGAGCTTACAGACCCATTTACAGGAGGTGTTTTAAAAAAAGTAAATGAAGATTTAATAAAACAATTCGGCAAAGAAGTAAGTGATAAATTTGATAATGGAGAATTTGCTAAACAAGGAATTGATTTGCAGTTCAAAATAATTGAAGAAAGAAAGAAAAATGATGAAAAACAAAAGGAAATTGAAAAATTAAATATAAGAATTGAAGAATTAAGGGGTAAGCAAAGAGTTGCAAATAGTATATCTGAACTAAACAGCTTGGAAAGATATATACAAAGATTAGAGCTTCAGATTAGCAAAAAGACAGGCCAAATACAGGATTTATCAAAATTTGCGATTGGCTTTGTTAAAAATGTACTTGATAATAATAATTCTAATGTTCAGAATAATAACATAAAACCATCTGACACAAACACAGATGACTTAAATGCACAATCGAATCGGCTAAAAAAACTAATTGAAACAAGGGATAGGCTTAAAGAAGAATTTATAAAGTTAAGTGCGGAGACAAGAGCGCAATACCAGAAACTTCTTTTGGAGCCTCTATTCGATCCAAAAAACATTAAAGATCAGAACGACGTACTTGAAAAGCAAACAACTTTTCAGAATGATCTAAATAAGTATGCTGAAAAGCTAAACGACTTATTTAAGAAAGTAAATGAATTTAATAAATCAAGAGGAAAGCTCGATCCTCTTGTAATTCCCATTGACATTCAACTTAATACCGATAATATACTTGCAGAATACCAGAAAGCGCAAGAGGAAATATTGAAAGCATTGCAACGTGATGCAATACCTTTTCTACAAACTGCAAGGCCAGGTCCAAGCTTAGATGAAGCAAACAAGAGGGCAACTGAAGAAGGATTTTCAAAACTTGGATCAAAAAAAGAGCAAGAAGATGAAGAAAAGAAGAAAGCAGAAATCAGAAAGCAAACTCTTAAAAAGGATAAAGATTTAATTATTGAAAACGCAAAAAGCATAGCAGAGGATTTATTACAGATAGAAGCAGACAAGATAGATCGAGAAATATCACTTCAAGAGAAAAAGATTGATAGCTTAAAAGAACTTGCTGCTCTTGGAAATGCAGAACAATTACAAGCAGAAGAAGATAGGCTAAACGAATTGAACAATAAAAAAGAAAAGTTTGTAGAAAAACAAAAAGAACTTGCAGCAATTGAAATAGCTACCTCAAATGCGGTAACAATTTCAAATTTAGTTGCATCAATCGCCAAAGATTCATTCACTACGACACCAATCGTAGCCATTGCAAATGTGATAGCTTTGGTTGCTACTATTGCAGGAACAATAGCTGCAATAAAATCGCAGCTTTCTGCAAATTCATTTTCAGAAGGAAAGGATAGAGTTCAGGGAATAGGAACACGGAAAAGTGATTCAATACCATCAATGTTATCAGTCGATGAAGGCGTTATTGATGCAGAGAATAATGAAAAAATGGATTATGCGGATAACAAGACAAAATCACGTAGGTATTTGCTTGGAAAGATGTTAGAGCAAAATAGAATACCAGAATATCAATTAAATAAAGCATATGTAAACCATGTATTTAGCACAAAGAATATTGAAAATAAAATAGACAGATCAAATAAGCTTCTTACGCAATTGGTTGAAAAAGGAGGGAAAACAAGAATACATGTAACCGCATCAATTGATAAAAATTTGCGTGATGCAGCATTTATCAGAAAAGCAACTAATCTGTGATAGGAGATAAAATTACAATAAATGGCGTTGACTATACGTCTGATATTTATGGTCTTGACGAATTTGTATATAATATCAAGAGAACAGATGATGCAGCAATTGAAACAGGAACATCAAACATTTTAAAGCTAAAAGGTAAAGCGTATAAACTTATTTTAGATACATTCTTTACAGACCCATGCAATTCTCTGGATAAAAAGCTTGATATTAATTTTAATGATTCAATTTGTTGCGTTGAATATAAATTTACTGCTTCCGTTAATCAAGTTAAGATTTGTTACGAGGACTGCTATGCAGAAGTCGTTCTAATAGAGAAAACAGAGGATTTAGAAGCGTATCAGTGTTTAAAAAATCACATTAATTTCTGGAAACCAACAAACTACGATAAGCACGCAGCTGCAAAAGGTACTGCGTATAGAATAATTACATGCCACAATGGAGGATTTCTTCATAAGGCACTGCTTATATTATTCAAGATATATGTTAGGCCAACATTCAATATTATAAAAATTATTTGCGATGCAATTGACTTTCTTGTAAGGGGTGACCCATGCGAAGATTTGGTAGACAATTTAAACGATGCCGAAAATGAAGTACTCGGATGTAAAAGATATCACACAGCATTTAATTTGCTTGATATGTTTCAGTACGTATCAGATAAATGTAAACTAAAGTTTGAATCAAAAACGATATTAGAGCAGTTTCCATACAACTGCTTGGCGTGGTTTAGTGCAAGCTCAACGACAGGAAGATTACTTACGGATTGCAATGGGGCTGGTGGATTATTTGACGTTCTTAATGCTCCAAAATATACAATGCTTCAAATTGCGCATAAACTTAAAGATGTTTTTAACGCAGAATATTATATAAAAGATGGAGTATTCTACTTTGAAAAAAAAGAATTCGTAAGAAATACATACAATAATTTATTTGATGTAGGAAAAGAATATGAATCTGGAAGAATACTTACATGCACAGATATTGAATTTAATGATGAAAAGCTTTGTGCCTATGGAAGATTTGAGTATTCAGAGGATAGCATTGACACGGAAGGAAATAATGCGATTAACCAGTATAATGACATTGTTGAGTGGAACAATCCACCACGTCCAAATCAGACAAAAGAATGTAATTTCTCAAATGATTTTGCTCCTGCATCATTTGGTCGTGACGCCTGGCAAGATACATTTATGAAAACTTGCAGGAGATTAATCGGAAACTGCAATTTTGATGATGCATTAATTATGGAAAGAGGTGTTGCGGAAAAGGATAAGCTAATAATAATTGATAAAGAAAATCCTACATACTGCTTTGAATGCAAATTTAATACTGCGATAAAGCTAAAAGCAAAAGGGTTATCAGATACATATATTTATAACTACCCTATGTTTTTTGATCAATTCGCAGCGCATAAGGAGCTTTATAATCAATTTTGGAAAGATAAAGATCCGAGAAATGGGAATAGCGAATTACTTAAAATTAATTATATAAAATATAAACCAAAAGACTTTTGTAAATTCGCTGGGTTATTGAGAGAAATAAAATTAAATTGTTATGTAGTATTCAATGGAATTAAATTTTATCCTGAAGAGATAAGTATAGAAAGAAAAACACAAACAGTTGAATTTAGAGATTTAAAAGGTGTATGTTAGAACTTAAAGTGCAATTCACACAAGGAAGAAAAGCATCTAATGGTGATTTTTATCTGGATAAAAATTCAGAAATATACGTTCATGGAATCAAAGCTCTTGTATTAAGAAATATGATAAAGCTTCCTTGTGAGTTTATAAAGATTTACCAAAATTCATCTAAAATAAACTGCACACTTGCTATAAATGGATTTTTCGTTGATGGAAAATTTATTCCAGAAAACACAAGACTTTTATTCGAGCCTAAAAAATAATAATATCAATGGAGATAAAAGCGGTTAAACATATTGGAGAAACTACATTGGCGCAAGGTCAATATAGTTGCCATTGTTGCCGTTATAAGTCTGATGCTTCATTGACAGGATTAAGAATATATGTTAATCCAGGAGTATTTGTGGATTCAATTGATTTCGATCCAGACGCATCAAAAGGATATACACTACTCTACCCTTCTGCTGCTGGAACATATTCAATGACACTTCAAGGAATAACAAGCCAATATGATAATTTAAAAGCAACACTTACCGTAATAAATAGTACGGAGTTTGTTATTGAATATTGCTTTTTTGTTGGTAGAGTTATTGGATATCTTGATAATTATACATATGATTCGTACAATCAACTGTTTTTACCTGTTAATGGTAAATACTACCTTGATTTAAAAGTAACAGTAGTAAGCGCAGACAAATTAATATCTGCAAATTGCTATAAAGAGGTTAATGTAAATAATGTTAAAGAATGCGATAATTATTATCTCTCAATAGATGGCAAATCAGTTAATGGTTGGCAACAAGGAAATGACTTAGAAATTGAATTTACTCTATTCGATGGAATATATGACGATCTGTTTTTTGCGGGAATAGTAAGAGTTGACAATGTAACTAATTCCAAAAGGTTTATTGAAGATTTAAGCTTAAACTATGCGAGTATTGGAAACTTCGCAGCACTTGGAGTAGCAGGAATACCATATCAAGCTTTTAATGATGGTCGTGTAATATGGCAGAATACAACTGGATTTAGCAGCGGTAAAGTTACGATTGATAAAGATTATTTTGAAGCAGGTGGTGAGTATAGAGTTTATTTTGTTGTAAAAAATCTATGCGAGTGGCAGAGTTGCTTTACAACAGTAATAGCAGAGGAAATAGTAAATACTTGTCCAGAGCTTGACTTTGCTTTTACACCGCTTGTTTTAAACCTACAAAATGGAGTGTCATATGATAAAGAGGCATATATCAATATTAATCCATGCAAAGTATTAGATGCTGGAATAAAGATAGATAAAACATTGTTCGATGCCGAGCTACTTGCAAAAGGTTATAGCGTTGCCACTTTTGACAATTCAATCAAAGATGTAAAAGTTTATGCAACAAATGCGCTTACACGAAATGCAGCGAAAGAACTTTTATCAGGAAGCTTATACAACTACGTAGCTGGAACTATTGATGTGAGAACATTTGGATTCAGAATACCTGATGAATGGGCCGGAAAAACAAAATATCTATTCTTTGAATATGATTTTTTGATAGAAGGAAATGAATACGAAATTATTATTCCTTTACAATTTACTGTAAATGAATATTCAAATGAAATAACACTTTCAAGTTCTCACCCTGAATATTATTGCTTTGAAAGTCCTGAAGATGTAACATTCTGCTTTGCAAATCCAAACGATACGCAAAAATTTTACATTTTAGTTACAAGAAATGGTGAAATTGACAGCGTATTAGATTTAGGAATTACGCAGGATGGAACTACATTCGATGGCAATGAAGGATGTATAACCGTTCCTTATGTTAATTTAGATGAAGATGTAGAATACTGTATAAAAGTATTTGGAGAAGAAGATGAAGTATGTGATGATATTTGTCCATGTGATTATTTGGAATTGACATGGGAAACAGAATATAAAGATGATAAGCGAGTAACAACAGCATACGCATTACTACCATTCTCCGTAGTCGATATTCTCAATTTCAAAATAACAGACGCAACAGGTTATGAATACTTTAGCGATGAATCTGGATCAGCATTTATACTATTAGCAATTGATGGAAATCAGGATCAGTACTATCTAAACTTTGATGTAACTCTAAAAAATGGTTGTATTTATCACGTTGAAAAAGATATTTACGATCCAGATTTTGGAACTGAAATGCTATGGCTTTGCAACGATGGAACACCACCTGGCACTCTTGCGCTTCCATGTACTAAAGACCCTATATTAGATACGCAATGTATATCAAATCAATGGGATAGCATAGTCGGAGCAGATGGTGGCACTGTTATATCACATGAGTATAGCTTTGATTTTATAACGTGGAATAATTATTTATCTCCTGTTCCATTTGGTGCAAATGATAGGATATACATAAGGTATATAATTGACTATGGGCTACCTTGCGGAGAAATAACACTTTATCAATGCGTTAAAGCTTGCGAAGATTGTTTTGGAATATTGCCAGTAAATCCATGTGATGAAATGCTAACTATTTCGCATACTATTTCGCATACTATTTCAGGAAGTTATTTAATAATAAATACAAGTGAATCGTGCATTCCTACATTTGATTCTGGAATACTATATTCAACAGATGGTATAAGCTGGATCGCTTACACATTCCCAATTGATATAAGTACAACAGCAAAAATATATTACAGAAGATATATTGAATGCCCAGATGGATGTGCAATTGCAAAAAATGGAACTTGGGAAATGGTTTGCTTGCCATGTGGGCAGACGACTCAAAGCAATCCAGATTCTTGTTCAGTTAGAATTATAGCGGATAGCGAAAATTGCGAATATACGTTGAAGCACTATAACCCATTTTTTGGTGAAAATGATCAGTCGTTTGAAAGTAATTTTATTCTGTTGGCAGGATTCAGAGATAGGTCTATTATCGAAAGCAGAGTTAGAGTTGATTTTTTGAATAGTTGTGAGCAGGGAATAATTGAAGAATGTTATTACAGACAGCAAGGGTACTATGTTAGTGAGTATAGCAATGATTTAGCGTTACAAACAGGTGGATTTATACAAGATATAACAGTTTATAGGCACGATCCTTCAATAAGTTTATTTGCAATAACTACGATTACATTAACTGCGGTAACATTTTCAGGGTCAGGAACTGCATTTGCGACAGCTATAAGAGCGGCAATTGTTACAGCTCTAAACGCAATTCCTGCAATTGACGGAAATAACTACGTTCTATCAGTTACATGTACAAACACAGGATTTTTTAAAATAAGGTTTCTATATAGAGATAATGATCTTGGTCTGTGGATTGGCATAAATAAAACAGATGCAAGGCTTAGATATAGACAAACAGCAGCAGGAGCATTGCAGACAAGAACACATACAGTAAATCAGGGCTGCCCATTGTACATACTAAGCGATCCATTTCCATTCTGCACATATACCGATCCATGCGGAACGCAATTAAAATTTAAAGCAATTGCAACAGGAGGAACTACATGCGGAAGTACAGATTATGTATTTATTGAAGATACAAATATATTTAACTTCCATAGAGTGCCTATATTGAAGCAAAATCCATACACAATTGACGCTTCAAGCGTATTAAGTTCGATATGTCAATTAAATACTTTGGTTGCAATACCTAATAACTTCTTGAATCCAGTAACATACGCTTGGACGAAAGGAGCAGCAATTTTGGGAACTCAAATCATTCTTAAAACATTTGAAACAGGAATAATAGACGTAGCTGTAACGGATGGTACATGTTCAGATACAGATAGTATAAGCATATGAGCGCAAGATATATTTTAAAGATTCCAAATACTAAAGCTTGTTTCAATTCAACGATAAGTAATATATGTATTCCAAAACGAGAAAGATGTATTAAGCCACATAATGAGCTTGTCGTTCCATGCGATAAAGTTTATAATTGTTCACGTATGCAGTGCGATCCTGAATACTATCTTCCATTTGTAAAAGGAGATATTATTATGTTTCAAACTAAAATGATTGATTATACAAGCCCGGACAGAACTATGCCAATATCAATATTCGGAACAAGCGTAATACTTAATTTTATTGATGGCAATAATAATTCTTTCGGTGATCAAACAAGCCCATTTGTAAGTACATTTAGTGGCTGGAATGGATATGAAAGCTTTCAGAATATAGTTATTGATACGACTGATTTCCCAGAATGCTGGGCAATTGAAATTAAAAACTTTGACGATCAAAATAATCTAATAAGCGAACATTGTACGCAGCAGTATAAAGAAGTACATTGCAGCGGATCTTTTTTGATAGAAAGCAAAATTGAATGTGGATTCGACAATTCAAGGAATTACTATGGAGAATCAGAAGGTGAATATACTGGAACATATGAATTTAAAAGATTCAGCAATAAAATAAGGCTTCTTGGCGCATTAAAACCATGCACAATTGTACCGGAAGTTGAAAGAGAAGAAGGAATCGTTACTTCAGTCACTATAAGAGAATCTATTGAATTATCTATTAACCCATTTGTTCCAAAGTTTCTTCAGTCGTATCTTACAAATGTTCTTCTATTTACGGGTAGTGTTTGCATTGATGATGTAGAGTACAGCCTTAAAGACGTAAGTTCATCATTGATACCACGAACAAATGTTTTCAGATACGTTGCGAATTTTGAGGATGAAACAAGTGTAAAAACATCATGTATTAATTGTTAAAAATAAGCATATGGCAAAGGAAAAAAATGAAAAGCAAGACAAAATATTAATTTACACAAAAGATAAATTAATACGCCACATTCCAGAATCAAAATTAAACAAGGTATGGAAGGCTACAGGAAAATCAATAATGCAAACAATGGAAGAAAGAGGATGGAAAGAAGGAATTAATCCAAAAACTAAACTTCCTGAAATTAAAATCGTTGAACAAAAGAACGAAGCAAAGGCTGAAGCGGTAAAAGATGTAGAAAATAATTAAATTAATAACAAAAATACTTAGTGTATAATTATAGTAATTTTGTGTTTACTTATTGTGGTTTAGTGAGATTTTTTAATCACAATAAATTAAAATAAAATGTCATTTTGTACACAATGTTCAACAGGCTCCAAACCACCTACTCCATTTATTAGTCTTGCTGCTTGCACAAAGCCATTTTTAACAAAATGTGGTATTAAAGGATTTGGCCTCGTAAATTGCGAGCTTGAATTAGACCCAACCGATCCTGTTGCAGTTGAAGCAGCAGTAGCAGCAGGAGATATAATTTTAGGAGTGTATGGAAAGATCACAAAAAGTGGAACTGCAAATACTACGGTTGAAAATTATGATGGCTGTTTCAATGATTTAATATTAGTTTCAGAGGAAACATACAGGTTTGAAAGTTATCATACAGATAGTACAGGCCAATGTCTTGATTACAAATATTTTTCTGATATTTGTAATAATCACAAAAACTGGAAGATATTTTTGATCGGGTGTAATGGTGAACTATTCTTATCTGAAGAATGGTCTACATGGTTAAATTCAGATCAATCAGCAGCAAAGCCTGATGCTTCAATAGGATATAATTGGAGCTTAACATCAAATCCAGACGCAATACAAGGGCAGAAAGGTTATTGTTTGTGGGTAATGGAATTTAAGATTGAAAAAACATGTACGATTGTTCCGGCAAAAATTGATGGATTCTTGGAAACGCTGACAGCAGGTTAATAAATGCTATTTACAGAGTATATTTCTAAAAATAAAAATTTCACTCCTAAGCTTGGAACATCTGTTAAGGCAAAGGAAATAAGAGATCAGTCTTCACGTCATTCGACACGGCGTGGAGACTTATCTATTTTGGATAAAGTAAGGCCAGGACAAAGCAAGGATGTAAATAAATATCTTAAAGAAACATATAGGAATGTTACGGAACAGCTATATGATAAAATAGTAACTGAAAGCAATACTATATTTAATAATGCAGGTTTTGATTGGGATTATCCTATTGCATTAGAAGAACATTATAAGGAGCAGAAAATTAGGTCTGGAAAAACTATGGTTAGCTTTATGAAGTACGTAAGTAGTAAGCTTATAGATATTTCATTTACTGACCCAAATGGCTTAATCATTCCATTTCCAATTGAAGAAAATAATATTATACCATCTAACTTGCCTGAAAATGCTGAAATAAAGTGCCAAGATAGAATTTTAAAGAGCAATGAATACTCTGCATATAATGATTTTATAATATTCCTGTACAAAGAAGAAAAAACTGATTCTGGTTTAATACACAAGTATATTGCAGTTGACAGCAGAGAATATGTACTTTACACAGTAAATGGAAGTAAAACAGAGCAAACTCTTTGGTACAGGCACAATCTTGGATATATTCCATGTACGGAACTTCCATCAAAGCAGATTGAAGACAAAGAGGATGATATAATTCATAATAAAAAAGTAAATGTAACATATAATGAAAGCTTCATTCAAGGTGTATTTGAACTTCTCGATAAAGCTTTATTAAGTTCGGTAGATAGTGAAGCTTCTCAAAATCACCACGCATATCCAAAACTTGTACTTCCAGAAATAAAATGTGGCGATTGTGGTGGTATTGGAAAAATTAAAGGTAGTGAATGTAAATCGTGCGGAGGGAAAGGTCAAGTATTTAATTTTAGCCCTGTCACAGCTATATCAATACCACAATCATTTGATCATAAAAATAATATAACACCATCTTATATTGCTGCACCGACAGAATCATTAAAACATTTATTTGAAGTATGGCAAATATATTTGAATATTGCCGCAAACAGCGTTGGAGTTGACCCTTATATTCATGCACAGGAAAGCGGCGAAGCTATGAAGATGAGAATGCAAACATTAGAGAAATTTTTGCTAAACTTAGGCAATGCTGTTGCGGATTGCATAGAGAATCACTGGAATAATTTGATAAAATTAAAAAATCCAAAAGTAGACAATATTGAGACATTGTTACACGTAATCAGCAGACCAAAAAAGATATTATTGCGTAATGATTCAACAATTAAAGATGATATTAATAATTCAACAGGAGCAGAAAGAATAGAGTACGTAAAGGAATACAACAGCTACAAAACAAATGATGAACGAATAAAAAGAGCTTTTGATATTTACTATAAAATATATCCATTTGCTGGACTTGATACAGTAGAAAAGCAGTTTTCGTTATCGAACGGATTAATTGAGAGAGAAAAGCTAAAAGAAAGTTATTATGCCCTTTCAATTTTAAAAGAACTTGTTATAAGCGAAAATCCAGATATAACAGACATTAATTTAATTGAAAAAATGAATAGTAGATTATCATTATTAACTTCGAGCAACAAAATAGCAGAAATTGTCTCCTGAATATTGGGCTGATAAAGAAGAACAAACAAACGAACTTATTAAAGGCGTTTCAAACGAAATAACATCTTTTGAGTCAGTAGTAGCGAAAAAGTATATTGAATTAATTACTGACAAGCTAACCACAAAAGGAAAAATAATAATAGATTCTGGAACTTATTCAGACATCGAAAAAATAAATTCGGAAGTATATGACTTAATGATTAAGTCTGATATTCCAAAGAGGCTAAAAGGAATTATTGATATTATTGAAAATGAAATAGAATTATCTTCAGAATTTGTTGAAGTAGTATCAGGAGCAAAAGCGAAAGCAGTAAACATTTCAAACGAAAAGAAGCTATTCATTAAAAATATGTCGGATCAAATAATTGGGTATGAATCCTTTAAAATAAAGTTAATATCTAAGTATAATGATGTGCTATTTAATGGAATAATGCAAAATGCTTCAATAGGCGAATTAAGAGATTCAATACTAAATCTATCAAAAAAAACTGTAAGTAAAGGAAGCTCGTTATCCATTTATGCAGGCCAAATTGCAACCGATACGGTAAATCAATACAGAGGATTTGTGCAATCAAAAATAGCGGAGAATGGAAGATTTGATGCATGGGGTTATTTTGGTTCATTAGTTGAGAAATCAAGGCCACAGTGTATAAGATGGGTTACTGATTTTAATGGAGTAATGCCATTTTCAAAATTAAAAGAAGAAGTAAAGTGGGCAAATAAGAATGGAACCGGATATGGAGATATTGTGCTTACGGAAAAAAACTTTCCAACCATTAGAGGTGGGCATAATTGTAGGCATAATGTAATTGCAATAGTGCAGAATGATAAAGCAGAAAAATATCTTAATAGTTTAAGACGTGTAATAAACAGTAGAGCTAGTCAAACATAATCATGAAAGTAAAAGTAATTAACCTAAGATCGAGCAAAATAGTGGAAATGGATAGTAATACATATTTCACAAAATTAAAGAAATGGGTAAACGCAGAAGAATACAGCTTAATGGTTTCAATTGATGAAATCGAACAGCTTGAATCAGAACATCACGAAAATATTGAAGAATTAAGAAAGTACAGATCAATATTAAATGTTCAACAAAACAACAAGAACAATAGCTTCAATATTGAAGAATTACATGGGAAAGAAGAAATAGGAAAGCTTGACGATAAAGATATTGAAACAGAAAGCAGTGTAATAGAACATGAGTCAGATCAAACAATTGAAGTAGTTCATAAAAAAAGAGGGAGAAAACCAAAATCTATTAATTAAATAAAAGTTTAGTGATGAATTTAGAAAATCTATTATCTACAATCGGCCTGTCCGAAGAAGAAGTTTTAACAATAAAAGACCCTGAAAAAGGAAAAGACTTTCAATTAGAAGAAAAGTTTAATCAATTTTTAAGCCATTACAAAAGTTCATTAACTCCTGAACTTACAAAATTAAAAGATGAAGAAGCTAATAGCATAAGATCAACAACGACTATAAAGACGATGAAAAACATTGCTAAAGAGCTCGGGATTACATCAATAACAATGACGGACATTGAAAAGATGGAACTTCCAAAATTCATGGAAGCTGTAAAGTTGCACATTGAAGCAAAATCGCAGCATACTCCTGATGATTTAAAGCTATCAAGAGAAAAAAATGATACACTTGCAAAACAAATAATTGATCTGCAAGACGCTATCGAAAGTATGAAATCAACACATACTGATGAACTGTCAAAGAAAGAGAAAGAATCAATGGAGAAGGTAAATAAATTCTTTGTTGAAAAATACATGTCAGAACAAATATCAGGATATGGTGAAAAGATAATAAAAGGGTTATCAATGCCTTTGCTTTCATCTGCTTTTGAAAAAGCTATTTCTGACAATGGAATAAGGCTCATTTGGGACGAAGAATCAAAAAGCGCAATTCCTGTTGATGTAAATGGCAATAAAGGAATAAAGAATCCATTCAGCGCAAATGGAAGCTATGCAAATGATTTTGGGCAGCTATTCACAGCATATGGAAATAAAGAAAAGATATTTGCCAAAAATAATAATTCAACGGATGATTCACAGGCTCCATTTGACAAAAATGGAAATTTCAACACTGCTGGAATATCTGATAATACAAGAGCTATGGCGCAAAAAATGGGCATACAGGTAGACGGTTAATTCATCTTTTCGCATTAATATTCATGAATGGTCTCCAAAAGTGGAGGCCATTTTTTTGTAATTAAATTAATTACAATAAACAGATTATTTATTATTGTAATATATTTGCACCAATGGCGGCGGCCACGCTCAAAACGCATTAAGGGTTGTTCTGCCCTGCAAAAAAGAATAACACAATTATTTAATTTAAAAAAATTTATTTACATGGCATATCCATTATGTATGGTTGCGCAGTCCTATTTTGACCACCAACAAGCGGCTGGTGCGGCGACTGTGCGGAGAGATTCTGGAATATTTGAATTAATCGAGAGGCAGGAAAATAAAGTAGGAATCGCTAATGAATCCGAACTTGAATCTCTATCTGGTAAAACATCTTATGATGCACTTGGAGTAAGTACAAATTGCGCAATAAAAGTTTGGTATCAAAAACCTTTATGCTCAACAAAGCCTACAACGAAACCTGCATTATGCGCAATTGATGCAAAGCAAAAATCTACTCTCGATTGCGTTGATGTTAAAATTGATTTGAATTGTTGGAGAGACATTCAGGTAACGCCTTCTGATTTTAATTGTGTTTGCGGCCCTAATCAAGGTAATTCTGGAACAGTTGCAAAAGCACGTGAAACATTGATGATGACTGTTAGGGAAAGAGCAAAAGAAATTATCTCTGATCTGAATGAGGCTATAACTGTAAAAGCATTGAGTGCAGCCGGAAAATATTATGCAAATGATGCAGTTAGCTGTGTTGATTCAAAAGCAAATCCAAGAACGATCAATTTGTTTAATGTAGTTAATGGCCAAATTCAGTGGAATCCATTTGCAATTAACCAGATAAAAAAAGAATACGCATTGCAAGGTTATAACGGTAAGGTTATGGTTGCAGGAGGAGGGCAATTAAGTAATCTTGAATTTCAGCAAGAATTTATAAATGGTGTAAATCAATTTACAAAAGCACCAGATTACAGAAATTTTCCGATAATTACTGGTATGGATTGGGGATTTGATTCTGCTGCAAATTCAGTTCTGCCTGTAGATTCTGATTACATTTTGACGTTCACTCCGGGAGCTTACCGATGGATTCCGTTCTATGAATTTAGAAACAACGTGATCAATGAGGCAGGATATAGACAAACTACAATCACTATTGATGGATACGAGTTTGATTGGATCGAAAGATTTGACGATTGCAATACAACTTGGACAGTAAGACTTCAAAAATCAGGTGGTTTATTCTGCTTGCCAGATTCCGAATATGTACCATGTGGTTGCCATAATCACAAATTAGTGTGGAATATTGGATGCGGAACAGCATCATGCGATGATTTGAAGTGTCCAACAGTTTAATTAAAAATCACTAAACCACAATAAGCAGCCTATGTAGAAGTATATGGGCTGCTAATTTTAATTCATTCGCAATGGCATGTAATTGTACTGATCTATCATATAATTTTGTAAATTGTATTCTTGATATTATTTGTGATGGTAGAATAATTCATTCTATCAATATGGATAAGGCAGCAATTAAAAATTATGGAATTAATGGAGATGTAGAGATTTCACCGTGCTGTGGCGAAATCGTTAAATTAAGCCAAGTAAATTTGGATCAGCTTAATTTAACAATTGTTGACTTGCAAAATTTTAGAAGCCAATGCGCTGCTGCTGCTGCATCTGCACAAGATTATGAAGCAGGAAATTATACGCTTCTTTGCGATAGTGTTGATGCAAATATTTCATATTTAGCTTATTATACTTTTACAGATGGAGTAAAAGAAAATCACTATATAACACTACCAAGCGGAGTTGATACTATTGGCGATTTACCTGCAACAGCTATGCAATGTAAAGAAGCCAAGGTTGTTCATAATTGCTTTAAAGTTGGATCAGAAATTTGGTATAATCTAATATGCTTGCAAGGATTAAATATTGTGGGTAATATATGGGTAAATACCACAACTGGAACTGCACAAAATACTTCTCCTGTTGGCGCAACACCATGTGAAGAAAAGGATAAAGAAACAAATACATACTGTTACAAAGCAATAATAAATGGAACCGGATATTCAATTGGAGATACTGTAGAATTTAAACAAATATTTGATGTAAACGACCCACTCAATCCATCATTTGTTATTTGGTTTAATAAGACTGCACTTAGTATAGTATATTTATCAGATACAATAAATCCAGCTAATAACACAGGAACATTTCCAAATATATCTGATTTTGTTCCGTGTGAAGATTACATTTTTAAGCAAGTATGTGCTGAATGTACGTACAGCCAAACTGAATGCTTAGGTTATTCTGACAATACAAACTTTTACACAGCGACAAATGCGATAGTAAAATTTGATGTAGTAAATTCGGGAGGTGGCATTTTTCATGTAGGCATAGAGGACGGAGCTTATACAGGTGCATTTGGGATCGTTTCTTCAAACTTAGCACTCAATGATGGGTTAAGAATATTTGATGACGTATATTTTCCTAACCCGGGTGTGCGTTTATGGAAAAATGCAATATTAAACTTAACATCTGCTTTATCTGGAAGAAGAATTGAATTCGACTATGATACGAATATAGTTCCTGAATTTACATGTGATGCCGTATTGACTGAAAATCAAAATGCAAATACTTTATTTTCTGGAACAACAGGTGGAGATACAGGATTTGTGGCATTCTTAGGTCTTGCACTAGATACGCAAACTATACAAAAAATTGATAAGTCAATAAGAGTTCAGCTTGATAAATGCACGATTGATAAGTTAATGCAATCGAATACGCAGACTGAAATTCCAAATGGAATAACATATGAGAATGATACAAATGATAATAATCCACAGCCTGTTTCAGTAAAATCAATTACTGTAACAAAACAAAGTGGATCGGAAGTAAATGTTTCTTTTGATTCAGGTGCAACTTGGCCGATTAGAATTATCTCAAATGGATCAAGAACATGGGGGCAAGGAAATTCAGATTTGCTTGATTCTTCAAAAATGAAATTCAAGCAATTAGGAGCAGGTGTATATGATATAATTTGGGAGCAATAATCTAAGTATATGAGTTCAAGTACAACAGAATCGGCACAAAGTTTAATAATTCCAAATGTACGACTTGGAATATCATTACCTAATGGATTAAATAACGTTAATTCAGATAATATCGGTGCAGAAAAAAACTGGAATAAACCGAATTATATTAGAGGTGAATCAATACCAACAGATATTGCGCTAATTGATCAAACATTTGACATTAGAGTATATTTATTTCCATTAGCAGATAATTCAATATTTAATTTAAATCCAGAATTATTTTTATTTAGAGATACAAACAGGATCAACAAAACAGCAGAAATGAGATTTGTTGCAGATGGACATCAGATTGTTCACCCAACAAATTATATAGTAGGTGGAAATATAACTGGGCATAGATACTATGGTGGAAGCCAATCTGGGGCAAGTGTTGATAGAATAACAGAAATTCCTCTTAAACAAAGTGGAGATTTTTATGGCGGAGATAGTACGAATCCTCATGGAACTGTTTTTCCATTTAGGCCAATAGCGTGGTTTTCGAATGCTAATAAAATTATTGCAGATAGCGTAACATTCCCACAGCCACTTTACAATAATTCAGCTACTGGAAATCAGCCGTATTCAGGGATTGAAATAAAGTTGGTACATTATAATGGCTCATATTATTATATGAAGTATGGTGCAGATAAATATAGGTACAATAAAGCAAAATTGACATTTCAATTCTATATAGGACTTATGATTGACAACCCAAACTATGACGGAGGAACTAAAATAGCAAAAAAGATACTGATTTCAAATTTGGTTCCATTCTGCGTTGGATTCAAGCGTCATACATTTAAAGATTCAGATGGTGTTTTAAAGAAGTTCGCAGTTGATTGGAATATTAAACAAGGATATGGATCAGCCAAATTCTAATAGAATAAAATAATGAAACTAAGATATAAAAGATTTGGCGCACCGAGTTTACGGAATGTCGTTTAGACGCTCCGAGTTTTCGGATTGCCGATTGTGGCGGTCCGAGTTTTCGGTGTGCCCTTTTTAAATTATTAAAATATGCCATATCAAAAAAACGCAATTTCAATAGGTAATAAAGAATTAAGATTTGTAGATGCTGCAACAGGAAATCCTATTGAGATAGATGTTGACATATATTCGAGTGAAATACACGTTAGGAGCGAAGTATTTGTAATTAAAATACCTGGACAAACTTTAGATTGGGGGTTATTAGGAAATTCGGGAACAAATCCAGCATTAAACTATCTTGGCACAACAGATGCTCAACCGCTTGTAATAAAAACGACAAATATAGAAAGAGCGAGAATATTAGCAAATGGGAATATTGGTATTGGCATAAATTCTCCAACGAGTACATTACATATAAACGGATCAGTAGCTGAAGCAATAACAGTAATATCATCCACAACAGTTTTAAATTCAACACATAATAAAATTGTTTTGAATAATGGTGCAACAAATATAACCATAACGCTACCTGATGCTCTTACATGTATTGGAAGGAAGTATGAATTTACACGCTATAAAGGAAGTACAGGAACAATAACAGTTGTTGGAAGTGGAACAAATCAAATTCAGGCACTTGCTGGAACAGTTGGCGCAACAACTACTTTGGGCGCACACTCAACAGTAGGAGCAGGTCTTGGATTCTCATTCACTGCCGTAAACATTGGAGGAATTGGCGTTTGGGTAAGATTATAAAAATAAAAACTAAAGAAAATGTATGAAATAATTGATAATAAGGTTGTAAAAAGAGAAGTATCAGAATCAATCGTTGATGCAAGTTCAAAAGATATTTCTGAACAAATACAATCAGTAAAAGAAACGATAGAAAGTTTAGGCAAAACACTGATTATCCTTGAATCTGATTTAGTAGAGGTATTAAATCTTGAAAAATTAATAAAACAGTAAATAAATGTCCTGTTTTAAAAGTCCTTTGCTTGGTATTCGTGGAGGTTGTAGAATCCCTACAAGTGGCGAATATATTAATGATTTAACAGGGATAGAAATAAAGACACTTGTTGGAGTAGCAAAGGATGAAATACTTAGAGGTGAGGATATGCTTTCTATTATAGAACAGGAGGCTGTAAAAAAAGTAAAATCAGACATTGAGGCTAAAATATTTCAAGACAATACTTTTAAAAGCATACTTTCTCACGACAGGCTTGTTGTAAGCCCTCAGAATCTAGTAAGTATCGAGGATAAAAACTTTGGAATAAGGTTTGTAAAAAATACTGTTGATA